GCGAACATTATTCAAGACAATAAAAAAGAGCTTTAAACTACTTTTTTCGCTTAAAACCCTTATAACATAACGTTTGGAATCTTGGTAGGTATAAGCAGACTCGAACTGCTGACCTCTACGATGTCAAATATAATTTAACTTAAATAATATCAAAAATTTAACTTCTGCCAGTCGTATATTTGTCGTATTTCATCTCGTTACCATCAATATAAACAGCCCCCAATCAGTATGTTTAATGACAGACATTACGCTATTTATAAGCAAAATATATTTGCAAAATTGAATAAATATTTGATGCCTACATTTTATTGATCTAAAATTTTAAGTCATAAAAAAAATAGGTTACTTTAGTTACCAATATTATTATTTATATATAAATATATGAAATGATTAAGATTATAGTGAATTTATAAAAGTTACTTTTAGGTTACTTTTAAGTTACCAGTAACCCATTTTTTAGGTTACCACCAGTAACCTTTTAAGTTTTTGTTTTTTAATAATTTATTGATTTTTAGATTAAATTAGTAACCCGAAGTAACCTAATAAAAGTTACCAAATATTTTATTAAAAATTAATAACTTATATATTATTCTTAATGCCGGTAACCTAAATTGCACTTTTATTTTTGCACTTATAAAATCGTTAAGTAATTCTATTTACTTTATATCTTTTAATTTGCATCAGATCGCATCACTTTGCATCAAATCTACAGACTAAAATCTCCTCAAAGCCTTTAATAGCATTGGTTTGAGCTATTTTAAGCACTGCATCAAAATAGTGACTTTTAGTGAAAGCGCGCAGGCGGGAGGGAACTGCGTTTGGCTAAACTAAGAGGTCTTTAATTTTTAAAATAAATATGACAGAAAAGATATATGTGATTAATTTATATGCTCCCCTTAAATGACAATGAATATTTCATTTTAGTTTTGATTAAGTTGAACATAGGCTTAATCTCTTGGTTTCAATTTAGGCTACAGATAAACTTAGTGCCTTAAATAGAGAACACTTTGGAAATAAAAAAAGCCCTTTCAAAGAGAGGACTATTATTTTGATTACATTTACTATTACTAATTTATACAGCTAAAATATACGTGTTAAATTTTCATCTGGCTTTAATAAATTGGAATAAACAACTTTACTTTCATTTATACCAAAAATTTTAACCATTTCTATTACGCTACTGATATATGGTTCTTTAGCATATGGAGATATATAAATCTTAGATATTAATTTTGATAAATCTACATCAATCAACTCGTATGGATAGTGGTATTCATCAGCTGATAAAATTGCAAGATCTCTATCTGGCTGAAAAAACAATCTCACTTCATTTTCATGTTCAAAAGATTTTCTCTTCAAAAGTGGACTAATATGTCCATTCACAACACAATCACTAGGTTTTAGCATCTCATCATTAAAATTAATATATTTTACTTCTGATAAAAATATTCTTTCATCATCAAGACTCTCTACAAGATTTTGTAATGTTGTTTGAATTACAATGCCTTTATTATTCTCAGAGTAAAGACGCCACATTGCTTCAGATTCATATTCATTTTGATGCCAACAATTAACCAAAGTTGATTTAAATATTCTGAAATGAACTTTTTCCATTAATAGAGGCTGATTTTTTATCATTTTCACAGCTTTATCAAGCACATCAATTTGTAACGGACTTAGTGGTTTTCCCTCATTTTTTCTTAAACTGTATTGATAGACAGAATGTAAATTTTCCTCCAAACTTTTTTGTCCCGCTAAATATAAACATTTAATTGAATCAAGTGCTACTTTAGGAAGTAAGCCTTCAAAAGGGTCTGTCTCTGCATATGAGTTTAATGGAGTAAAAAAAAGTTTTTTCGTACTTAAAAGATTTATTAACTTATCTAAAGTCATATACCGCCAAAGCTTTGCATCTCTAGAAATTTTATTTGAAACTTTTGATTCTTTTAACCCCATAAATACCTCTAGTTTTGCTATTAATTAATTTGTATAAAAGTGACTAAAACAATATAGAACATATATGATCGAATGCTCAATTGCTATGATTAGTACAAAGCGTATGATGCTTTAGAATGAGATGAGTTACATACGACAAGAGTCAAACATAACGCGTCAAATACGAAAACCCCAACATCCTGTCGGGGTTTTTTATACAAAAATATTTTTAGAAAGTGGGAGTAGTTTTAGCTACTCACTTGTAGATAAAAGCTTATAGTCTTTAAATTGAATGACCTCTACCCCAAGCTGTTCATTGATCTGTTTCATTAGATTTTGATAGTAGACAATTTCATTGTAATAAAAAACTTTCGCGGCTTTCTCAACATCACCAAAGCCCCCTGCATTTTGCGGTACCACGCCAATCAGTTGTGGTGGAATACGATGGCCAGCCAACTGGTCATCACGACTGGCAATCTTAATATTATAAAACTCATCTTTAGCAGCCACCTCAGCCAGAGGAATAACATTCACTCCTTTTTCTTTTCCTCCAGGTGTATAGAGTAATAAATTTTTAAAGTTGCCTGCCCCTTTTGAATTTTCCAAAGCATCTTCTAATGCGTCAACATCACCTTGAGTTTGTAATGCATCAGTCATGTGAAGAATAAAACCTGCATGAGCACCATTTTTATAATAGCGTCGACGGAATAAGGTGGCAGATTCATTCAGTAGAATCGCATTCACACTGCTTAAATAATTGGGGACTCCATACACCTCTTGCCCAATGTCTGATTCAAATAAATGGATCATGTCTTGAGGTGTAAATTTATGGTTTTTGGTCTGGTCATAATCCAACTGAAAATAACTTTCCAAATCCAGACCACGACGCATATTTAATGCTGGTCGAGATCCGAGTCCAATGATCCCCCCAAAAAGATTTCTTTTGATATGCACATAGCAATTTGCAAAAGTTAGAAGGTTTAATGCCAAAGCATTAAATTCATGTCGGCTCAACCAAGGATGAGGAATAAAATCGCTGGTTAAAATATTGCGTTTCACAATTAGTGCACTAGTGTGGTGACTGGTTGCCCGGAACAGTTTGGCAGTAGCCAACATGTCATAGGGCAAGTCATACCAATCTAGCCATTTCGGACAATAGCCATATTCAAACAAAGCATGCCCATCCAGTACCGGTTCAGGTTGTCCAAAGTTACGACAGATAATTGAAGTCTTGGCTGATACTTCCATCGGTGCCTCAGCCGGTGCTGAAGAAAATGGACTAAACCGTTGTAGGGGTTTAGGAATAAAATTATTTAAGTTCATGATTTGAATACTCGAATTCGGCTACGTTGTGCGCCTTGTTGTGATGCATCAGTGGTATCAATAATCGGAGCATTCTCTAATCCGTTCATGATTGCCCATGCCATGTCACCATGACCATTTTCAGCAGATCGAGTGGTAATGAGCGTTTTATTGCCACCCCCACTGGTGAGTGCTTTCTTAATTGAAAGAAAGGCCTTTGCTACCGTGGTAAGACCGGCATCAAAATGTAAGCGTCTTTTTTGAAACAGTTCTTTTGCGCGTAAACCCATACGTATTTTCAATTCAGGGTTATAGTTCAAACGCGTTAAAGCCGGGAAAAATTTAGCCACATGCTCTGCGACAGCAATACCATTACCGGTATTGTCTATACCTATAAACATGACGTGATAACGTCCACACACCTTTTTAATGTAAAGCGCCTGTTCCTGTGCGGTCAGTCCCTTGAACTGTTTAACCTCTAAAATCCGATAGGGTTCTAATGGGGTACGTGGCGGTGCAATCACGGCCAAGGCAGCATTGTCACCGGTAAATGATGGGTCGTACCCCAACCAGACATCACCTTGATAGTGAGGTGTTTCATTGGGATGAAAATCATTCCAGACTTCCCATGAATCCACCATATTGGGAATGATATCTTTGAGTGGGAAATATGAGCCTGAGTCATCAATAAAATCACAATCAAACAGGTTGGCAAACTCATCATCACCATATTCTGCAAGCAAGTCATCACGATCAAATAGATCACAGCCTTTGGCTTCAGCATCATCTAAAGTGACAATTTGCCGGGTCTTACGGTCGGCACATTTCACAGGTAATTTTAAAGCAGCTTTACTGATATCAATTTCAATCGGTAATTTACGTTTACTGTCTGTGCCTGTCCAAAATGCATAGGCTTCATGCAAAATACTGGAAGGCGTAGACATGTAAATTTGCTTGTACATTTTTTGCGAAGCCATCGCACTGGCCACTTTTTTGAATTTCAAAAAATTACGAATCCAAAAAAATTCATCCATGATGACATCACCATGTCGACCTTGGGCGGTCAGGGCATTTGTTCCCAGGTAATAAACGGTCGCCTGTCCATTCGGTCCATTAATAACAATTGGATCTCCGGTCAGTTCAATCCCACAAACTTCAAGTACAAAGGCTTTAATGTATTCAATAAACTGATAGGCCTGCGCCTTGGAAGCAGACATGAAGATTTTGTTTTTGCCTGTTTTAAGTAAATCAATCAATGCCCATAATGCAAAAATATAGGTGGCACCGATCTGCCGGGATTTCAGCAAAATGAAAATCCGTGACCAGGATATGGCATTCATCCATTCCTGTTGATACAGATATAGATATTCTTCAAAGGCTTGTTCGAGTTTCTGTAAATCTTCTTCAGTCAGCTGATTTTTCAGTTTTTGCTTACGTGGTTTATTGTTCCGATTTTCAAGTTTAGGATTGAGATCCGCTTGTGTTCCTCCTTCACGATAGCGTTCTATTCGTGCCCAACGTTCAAATTGAACCCCGATAAACTCCATTTCTTTGTAATTTGCATTGCTCTTCCCATCCATAAAAGTCAAAGCCATATAGCGGACTTTTAACCCCAAAGTCACGTCATCAAATAAATCCGCTTTTTCCCAGGCATCGCGCTGTTTCCAACTTTCGACTGTGGCGCGATTCTCTTCGATTTGTTTGGCAATTTCAGAGACAGACATGCCCATCGCAAACAGGATTCGTCCATGTTGCCGGGGATTCATAAGGTCGAACTGTATAGGTTGAGGTGTATTCATGCCCTCAATGTTGCCCTATGCACAGATTTTCCCGAAATGGAAAAATCCTGATTAAGCGTTAAACAGGATTCTGGTCGTTGCGACACCTATCCCCTTACAAGCAGACTGCATACATCAGAAACATAGATGGAAATTTGTATGGGACTTGCAGGTGAAGGGCGTGTTGAAAAACGTTTTCGAGTTGCACGTGAAGGTCAAACAGTTGATGGACGTGAACTGACTGGACAGGAAATTCAGCAAATGGGTTCAAGTTACAGTCTGGAAAAATATGGGGCACGAATCAATCTCGAGCATTTTTCAGGATGGTCACCCGAACCCCCATTCAATGCCTATGGCGACATCACCAAAGTTGAAGCTGTGCAAGAAGATGGCAAGTGGTCCCTTTATAACACCATTTCTGCTTTACCGAACTTTGTGGCCATGAATAAAAATGGTCAGAAAATTTATCCATCAATCGAGTTTTATCGCAACTTTGCCGGAACAGGAATTGCCTATCAGGTGGGTCTTGGTTTGACCGACACCCCGGCTTCACTCGGTACTGAACCTATCAAATTTTCAGCTAATCAATTTGCAGTACGCACTCAACCCAATGCGGAGATTTTTATGTCTATTCCGACAGCACCGGCTGAACAGAACAATTCAGTTCCGAATGATCAAAAAGGTTTTTTAGAGCAGCTCAAAAGCATGCTTACACCGAGTCAACCAAAACCGGCAGCTCAGCCTGACGATTTCCAGGCTGTGGTTACCGAAGGTTTAGTGACTGCTTTAAATGGGATTAGGGATCTGAATGATAAATTTAGTGCCTTTTCCACTCAACCGTCTGTTCCAGTTACCACAACGGCACCAGTCACCCAAAATACGCAAGTACCTGCAACCCCGGAACAGGATCAATTAAGTCAGGCGCTTGCTCCAATTTTGCAGTCTATCCAATCTTTACAGCAGCAATTCACCCAGCTTTCAAAAACGCCTGTCAATAACCCACCTGCTTCAATCGGTGGTGATACTGACCAAGTTGCATACTAATTAAAACTGACCAGATTTCATTCTGATTAAATAAACAAGGAATTTTCAATTATGTCAGTCGTTCTGAATCCTATTGCACGTACTAAACTTTCGTCATATATCGCTGATATTGCACGTGTAAATAATGTTGAAGATGCAAAACATACTTTTGCCGTTCAGCCTGTACCTGAACAAAAAATTATTGCTGCTTACCAGGAGTCTGCGGACTTTTTAAAACAAATTAATGTTTTCCCGGTTGATAATGCCAAAGGGGAAAAAATTGGGCTGCAAATTGGTTCTTCTGTTGCAGGCACCACCGATACCCGAGTCAAAGCCCGTACACCGGTTGCCGTTGGCACACTGGATTTACTGGATGAATACGACTGTACCCAGACCAACTATGACGTGGCGTATTACTGGTCATTGCTAAATGCCTGGAAACACCATCCAGACTTTAAAGCCAAATTGCAGGCGATGGTGATTAAAGCCATTGCACTAGACAAACTGTGTATCGGTTTTAATGGTTTATATCGTGCGCCCACTTCTGACCGGATTGCCAATCCTCTTTTACAGGATGTAAAAAAAGGCTGGTTGCAAAAAATTCGTGATATTGCACCGGAGCAGCATTATGAAGGTGTTGATGATGGTACCGGTAATCTGGTGATTAAAGTCGGTGCAGGCAACGAGTTTAAAACGGTCGATGGACTGGTTGAGTTTGCGGTTGAAGAATATATCGCTGAACAACATCGCGAAAGCGGATTGATTGCAATTTGTGGCCGTGGGATTTTGAGCGACAAATACTTGCCGTTGCTGAATACCATCCAGGATCCAACTGAACAGCTTGCTGCACGAACAATTTATGCCAATAAGCAGCTCGGTACCTTGCAAGCTTTGCATGTCCCTAAATTCCCGGCAAAAACGATTTTGATCACGACTCCGGATAACCTTTCGATTTATATGCAGTCAGGTACCTTAAACCGTTCCATTGTCGAACAGCCTGAATGGGATCGTGCAGTTGACTACCAGTCTGTGAATGAAGACTTCGTGGTGGAAGACTATGCGAAATGTGTGCTACTTGAAAACATTGAGGTAGAAGCCTAATGTCGAATTCAATGCGCCAAAACCGTGAAAAAAAACTGGCTCAAAAAGCAATAAAAAATGCTCAAAGCCTCGATCCACGTTTACGCAAGAAAAAAGTGATTATGGGCATTGATCCTGGTGCGCCTGAAGGTGATCGAACAGGCACAGTCCTTGTTGCCACCTCTCCTGCAGCAAATATTGAATTGCGTTTGTTCAATCATATGAACGAGCTGCAGGACACCAAATCAACGCAGGAAAAAATTGCTAAAAAAATAGCATGGCTACCTGAATATTTAGGCTATATCGAAGGCTGTTTGGCGGTTTCTCCATCTGCCCAAAACACCACGCTAGTGACCTTAATGATCTGGGCAGTCGATGCAGGTGAATACGCCCTAGCTATTCGTATTGCTGAATATGCCCTTTTAAATGACATGGTCATGCCTGAAGGATATAGCCGCAATATTGCAGAGTTTGTCACTGAACAATGTGCTGAAGATTTTCTGAATGATTCAGACCTCGCTCTTGCCCATGCTGAACTGATTAAACGAATTATTGAGCTGGGTGTGGGTGAACAAATGGTCGATCAAGCCCGTGCCAAAATTTACCGTGCTTCCGGAGATGCTTTAAAAGAAGCCCAACCCCATGAAGCACTCAATGCTTATAAAAATGCCTTGCGACTCAATAGCAAAGTCGGCTGTAAAAAAGATATTGCAGCCCTTGAAAAGCTATTGAATCTGCAAACAACCGGGTCGTCTCCCGACGCCACTGTCGGCTCGCAGGCTGATTCACTTGATGCTTCGGCAGCAGATGTGTCAGTTCCTGCGTCCACCGACTCTAATGTGTCTAGCGACACAAGTTCGTCAGCGGAGTAAATAAAATGCTGCTAAACGCACCCGTGACCAATAGTGAAGTTCCGAATCCTGATCCAGAGCGTCCTAACGTCAGTATTACCGATTTGTTGGGTACGGTGCGTTTAGATCAGTCCAAGGGCGAGCCTTTGCTTACAGAAAAAATCCTGTTAGCGATGGACATCATCAATGACCAGGTCCTTTTACTGAAAATAGAAACAGAAACCCAAATTCGAAAATACAAACGTGCGGTCTGCTATGAAGCAGCAGCATTGATTGGTGAAGAGAACCTGGATTTTGATACCACAACAAATGGTCAATCACGTGGGGAAAATCAACAGGCAAAAGCTCAATCGCTACGTCGAATTGTAAATCACACCATTGCTGACCTGACGAACCGAAAACGTAACCGGGTCAAACTGGTATGAGTACAGTCAATGCCATACAGGGCGATACTTTAGATGCTATTGCATACCGTTATTTCAAAGACAATTCAGTACAGGTTTTGGCTGTACTGATTGAATTAAATCCTGAGTTGCATGGAACATTTTTAGACGAGCATCAAACCGTTATTTTGCCTGAAACAACTCAAATACAAAGTACTCCCTCACTGAAACTGTGGGATTAAAGGGGAACCGAATGAATGATCCTATTTCAATTAAGGGATTACCGTGGCTTTTAAAAATTATTGCCGCGATTATGGGCGCAATTTTAGCGCTGATTTTAAGCGGTGATATAGATCCACAAGGCCGAATCAAAATTACCCTCGGGGTGATTTTAAAATTCGCGATTAGTGTGGCCATTAGCTTATATGGCGGATCGGCTTTTATTGAATATTACCAACTGGCCCATTACTCCATGCAGTCTCAAGGTTTTGTGATGCTGATTTTTGCCGTCTTTGGCATGTTGCTGATTGGGATCGGGTATCAATCCATGCAGTTATGGAAAGGTAAAGCATTCAGTGAAATTATTGCTGAAATTAAAGCTGCCTTTGCTGCCATGTTTAAATAGGAAAAGAAAAATGTCAAAAAAACTCACTATTGAACAAATCCAGCAACAAGCCGAAAAACTGGGGATTGAAACTGCTGCCCTTCAAGCCATTCATGAAGTGGAATGTCGAGGCTCAGGATTTAATCCAGATAACACGCCGGTGATTTTATTTGAACGTCATGTCATGCGTCAGCGTTTAATTGCCAATAAGCGTGATTTCGATTTGCGAATAATGCTAATAGAACGACCAGACCTCTGTAATAAATCATCTGGTGCATATGGCTTATATTCTGCTCAGCATGGCCGATTAGCTGCTGCTGCTGAATATCATCGTGAATCCGCCCTTGAGTCCTGTTCATGGGGCATTGGTCAAGTGATGGGCTATCACTGGCAGTCCTTGGGCTATACATCACTACAAGCATTTATCAATGCAATGTATAAAGATGAAGCCTCTCAACTTGATGCCATGTGCCGGTATATTAATGTAAATAATCTTGTAAATGCCCTTAAAAGCAAAGACTGGAAAGCGTTTGCACTAGGCTACAATGGCAAGGCTTATGCAAAAAATAATTACGATATTAAGTTAGCAAATGCATATAAAAAATTTGCTGAAGGATCATAAGTCATGCAAGCCTTAATTCCATTAAAGCCCTATCTGCAAGAAAAATTACCATTGATGACGGCAGATAAATGTCATCTGTTTATTGTGAATGGAACTCAGGCAAAGGGCTATATGGAATATACCGCTCGGTTGCTCTTCCTGGATTATCGTGGTGATCCGATTGAAGTGATCATGCAGATTCGTGAATGGCTCAAGTCCAAAAAGCTGCATTTGGATGCAACAGGCAACGATGTACAAATTTCATTTAGCAGTGAAATTATTGATGCCAATACCTTTGATCTTGAGATTGATTTTCCGCAGCGCAATAAAATCGTCATGGATGATAATGGGTACCATGTTTGTCCGGAAATGGTCTGGAGCGATAAGTCTGGAAAATTTGTACCTGCAGGAACTGAATAATGGATGCCTATGCTGGATTAGATCATTGGCTTGATCAGATTGCGCTGCGTCTTGAACCAACCCAGCGACGAGAACTGATGCGTCGTTTGGCTCAAGGTTTAAGGGTACGCCAGCGTGATCGAATCAAACAGCAGCGAGATCCAAATGGCCATCGTTTTATTCCGCGTCAACGCAATCAAATCGGAAATAAAAAGCGCCAAGGCGATTTATTCCAAAATATCGGTAAGGATATAAAAACTGAGTATTCTGCAGATCATGCTGCAGTCGGTTTTGGTGGAAGGACGGCTGTGGTCGCTGAAGTGCATCAACAAGGTAAAACCATTAAGCCTAGTCGCTATGCAAAAGCCACCCACTATCCAATTCGTGAATTGGTGGGCTTTAGTAAAGATGATGAAAAATGGATTGGATATGAAATAAAAAGATATTTATTAATTGAATGAATTTTAGATGCTTAGTCTTTAAAAATATTATTATAAAAGTTATAAAACTCCCGCGTTCTGACATCAAGGCAAACACTACATATTACATCTTTTGCAAAACCATCCTTAGATTGATTACTAACAAATCCAAAATTCATTAATTCAGCAGCGGGAAGTTTATTATTTTTTGCTTGGTAGCTATCAGGATTATCATCAATATTATTTATATGATACTGAAGAGAGTTGTTATAAAGATCCTGAATTTCATTAATAAAATATCCATTTAATTGAATAACAATATGCTTCCAAAACTCATATTTATCTGAGTCAATACCACCTAAAATATAAAGCTCCAATAACTTAGCTAACATTACAGCTTGTTTTTTATTAATCGTAAGATCAATAGACTTCATTAAATCTAGAACGGTTTCTGTATAGTTTTCATTTTTTTTCTTAAAATTTTCAAGATCAACTTTATTAAGTCTACTAGGGGTTTCATAGAAAGATTGCAATTGTTTTAGTGAATGAATTTTTTGGATATCATTGTGGTACTTAAAAATTTTATCAGCAAAGTCAATAATATTAGTAGATATTCCAAATGTCATAGTACCGGCTATTGTTAATAGAGAATCTATCGCTGCCTCACCAATATTTTTCACAATCTCCTTTTTATTATTATCCATAACAAAATAATCTCCAAGCAAAGCAACTCAATTTTTCCTCTAAATCTTAGCATTAGCTAATGAAATATCACAGTATCTTGATGTCTCAAATTTTAAGTAAAAGATCTTATAGATAATAAAGTTATTTTTTATTAAATCCTGCTTAAGCCTTAAACAGGATTGTACACCTCGTATATTCGAAAAAATTTGTTCATGATTTCTCGCTCTAACTTTTAATTTTCAATAAGAATGATTGAACTTAGATGTAAGTGCGGAAAATTACTGTGCCGCATAGAAAAACTCACAGTAAAACTTGAAATCAAATGCCCTCGATGTCGAGTGCTAAATCATTGGAACGCCTAGAGCGTCAGGTTAGATAGCCCAGAGCTACCAACGGAGTTGACTTATGTCCCCGAAAACTAACCCTAACACTTCAACCAAAACCACTTATAACGCTTCTGGCCGGTCTTTTTCAGGTTGGTTAGGCGGTAAGTCACAACTGGCACGTACCATCATTGAGATGATGCCCGAACATAAGCATTACTGCGAAGTGTTTGGCGGTGCAGGTTGGGTCTTATTTAAAAAATCAACATCAACACTTGAAACCATCAATGATGTAAATGGGGATTTAATTAATCTGTACCGGGTATTTAAATATCATCCTGAAGCCTTAGAAAAGGAATTTGAAACGCAGCTGATCAGTCGTGATGAATTTGAACGCTTAAAAGCCGAGAAAAATTCATCCCTGACCGACGTTCAACGCGCAGCGCGTTTTTATTATTTGCTACGCACCTGCTTTGGGGCAAAAGTTGCCGAGCCGAATTTCTTTTCCCATGCAGAGCGTCCCCCCTCTTTAAAACTCGGTGATGAGTTAAAAACTGTTCTTTCAACCATTCATCAACGTCTGCAAAAAGTAACTATTGAGAATCGGAATTATGATGTTTTGATCCAAAAAATGGATCGGGAGGACACCTTGTTCTATCTAGATCCACCGTACTACAACTGTGAAAAGTACTATGGCAAAGATATTTTTGGCCGTGATGATTTCATTAAATTGCGTGAATTACTGAAAAATATTAAAGGTAAATTTATTTTAAGCCTGAATGATGTACCTGAGGTGCACGAGTTATTTGATGGTTTTTATTTTCATAGCAAACAAATCCGCTGGTCATTAAACAGCAAAGCCCATGATGAAAATAACGGCAAAGAGCTGATCATCACCAATTATCAAATTCCTGATTAAGCGTTAAACAGGATTCAAGTCCTCGCACTTTAAAATCAAATTGCCCATGATTTCGGTCATGGGCATTTTACGTTTGTATGAGCATGACGAATCAACTTTTAAGACAATTTCAAAACCTTTCTAGCATCGGTACCGTGATCGCTATCGATGCTTCAGCGTGGAAAATTCGCCTCAAAATTGATGAAAATGAAACGGACTGGATTCCCATTCCAACGATGGCTGCAGGTGTCGTCAAAGTTTGGCGATGCCCATCGTTAGGAGAACAATTTTCTGTTTCAGCCCAAGGCGGTGAGCTCACCAGTTCGGTCCCCCAGATCAGTCTTTTCTCCGAGGCATTCCCTCCTCCAAGTACCGATCCGAATGAAGTTTTTGTCCAAATCGGTGAGCATTTTTTAAGTGTCAATATTGAATCTGGAGAAGCCCTGTTCAAATTAAACAAGTGTACTTTTGATGTGCCGGAAACCGTCTTTACTGGCAGCGTACATGCCGAAAAAGCTATTTCATCCAATGAAGATGTCACAGCAAAAGAAGTCAGCCTGGTGGGTCATCCTCATGGCAATGTCATGAATGGGCCAGGACAGACAACGCAGCCCCTTCCTACTGGAGGTGCGACAAATGATTAAAGGCATGTCACGGTATACAGGAAAAACCATTCGGGATGATGGGCGATTGCCTGCCCATCTTGAACAATCTCTGCACGACATTTTAAGTACTTTACTCGGTACCCGAATATGCCGACGAAATTACGGTTCTCTTTTACCGCATTTAATTGATCAGCCCTGCAATGACATCACCAAATTAAAAATTATGAATGCCTCGGCTACAGCCATTATCCGTTTTGAATCCCGGCTTAAAATCAAGCAGGTTCAGGTCAGTAGTACAGACAGTCAGAATGGATGGGATGTCACGCTCATTGGCACATATTCGCAATATAACCAAGATCAAACTTTCAAACAGAGCTATACATTTGGAGCAGCTGCATGAGCACCATAAACCGTGTCGATTTATCCTCATTACCTTTTCCGGATGTTCTTCAGCAGTTAGATTTTGAAGCTGAACTTTTAGCCTGTAAGCAGGAGTTAATTTCAAGAGATCCAGAACTGAGCGACGTTCTTAATTTTGAAAGTGAGCCTTTGGTTAAGCTACTGGAAACCTTTGCCTATCGTTTTTTATTAAAGACCGGACAAATCAATGCAACCGCCAAAGCACTGATGTTGGCTTATGCCACCAAATCCGATTTAGACCATCTGGCTGCCAACCGTGATGTGTACCGAAAAACCATCATTCCTGCACAACCCAATGCCATTCCCCCGATTGAAGCGGTGATGGAGTCGGATGAGGATTTACGTCGACGGGTGCATTTACAGCCTGAAAGCATGTCTGCAGGTTCAGTCGGTGCCTATCAGTTTTGGGGTCTAAGTGCACATGGCCATGTCAAAGATATTTCTGTCGAAACGCCAGAAGAAGGTCATGTCAATATTTGGGTACAAAGCCATATTGATGCGATTGCCCCACAAACTTTACTTGATATGGTCGATGAGACTTTAGATCAAGATACCCGACGACCGTTCACCGATCAGGTTCATGTCAAAGCTGCGACCGTAGAAGAGTGGCAACTTAATGCAACCCTGGTTCTTTTTCCTGGCCCCGACTCTGCCGTGGTCAAAGCAGCTGCTGAAGCGGATGCACATTTATACATCGAAAAAATATCATCATTGGGTTATGACGTAACGCGTAGCGGACTATTCCGATCCTTGCACCAGGGCGGTGTTCAAAATGTCATTTTAAATAGCCCAGCATCCGATATTGTCCTACCAAAGAGCCGTTATTCAAAATGCACTGCGATTAATATCAATATTGTGGAGTTTACAGATGTCTAGTCTTCTCCCACGAAATGCCACAAAACTAGAAAAAAATATAGAGCAGCTTGGTGAAAAAATTTCCCTCATTCCAGTCCCTTTTGTGGATTTACACAGTATCGATCATTGTCCTGTACCTCATTTGCCTTGGCTTGCGTGGGAGCACCGTGTCGAATATTGGCAGCCCGACTGGAATGAACAAGACAAGCGAAATGCCATCCGTGAAAGTGAGTCTTTTAATGCTGGACGTGGCACACGATCATCTATCTCCAGTCTCCTCAGTACCGTCGTCGACAATTATCAACTAAAGGCATGGTATGAATTTAATCCCCCACAAAAGCCCTTTACTTTTGTGGTCATTATCAATCCTCAGTATCTGCTTTCAATTGAACAGTTATTGCAAGTTCATACTGCCATTGATGCGACCAAATCCGTCCGAGATAACTATTCCATTTCCGCCAAAGTACAAACTCTTTGTGGTTTTTACCTTACAGGTTCGGTCACCTCTGCCACCAAAATTCATTTAGAAAGTATGTAAAGAGAAGAATATGCCTGCAAAATATTACGTCACACTTACCAATTATGGTGCAGAACTTGTTGCTGCAGCTCACGACCTGCAATCCATCACATTGACTGAAATGGTGATTGGTGATGCAAATGGTATCCCCTACCAACCGATTGACCATACAGACTTAACCCAGCTCGTTCATCAAACTGCAGCTGTCGAAATCCGCGAAGTTAAAGTCGAAAATAATAGTGCGACTGTTTCAGCCATTATCCCTGCCAATGTGGGTGGCTTTAATATTCATGAAATCGGTCTAAAAGATGCTTCAGGAAAACTGGTGTATATCGGTAATTATCATGGTGCTTATAAACCGGTGATTGCTGAAGGTGGCGGTGGTGAACTTGAATTGGTCATCGACATTAAAGCCACCGCAGGTGCCCAGGCTTTGATTGAAGTTAATCCACTCAGTATTTCTGCAACTAAAACATGGGTATTGGAAAAATTTAACGAGCTGATGGAAGCCATCAATAATAAAGAGGATATAAAAGTCGGTGACCTTTTCATTACGACTTTAAATTTTGCCGATTCCGCTGCTGTTGCAGCCCATAAAAAATATGGGGTATGGGAAAAATTCGGTGATGGTCATGCCCTTGTTGCACGTGCCTCTGATACCAATGAACTCGCACCAGAATTCATGAAAACAATTGGTCATTCTGATGGTGAATATCAACATAAAATAACAAAGTCTGAAATGCCGGAACATGATCATATTGACGAGGGTTCACCGTACAATAAACTTGTGGCTTCACTAGGGGACATCATACCTGGTGATGGTGATGGCATGGGTGGTATCAATCCTGCAGGAACTGCCTCACCGAATTACAACAGTACCTATCTTCAAACTTCAGATATTACTGCTGCACAATTTACCAAGATGACGATTAAGAAAAATGGTGCTGGTCAAGCCCATAATAATATTCAACCCTCTATAATCGTTGACGTGTGGAAGCGAACAGCATAACCATTTTTTTTCAAAATCCTGATTAAGCGTTAAACAGGATTTTGCTCATAGAATAAAAAAAGTCCTCCATTCATTATGACTCTAAAAGTACAACCCCTTTTGGAGTCTAAACAATGGCTGAACGTCATCACGGTATTACAGGCCGAGAAACAGCTTCTGGAAAAATCCCGATTCGCGATGCAGCGACTGCTGTGATTGCCATGCTTGCCTATGCAAATGATGCGGACGAAGAAGCTTTTCCGCTGAATACCCCTATCCTGGTCACCTCAATCAATCGCGTTTTACCTAAAGCCGGTGTGACAGGCAAATTACGTAAAAATCTGGAAATCATTTCTCAAATCACCTCCCCAACCCTGGTGGTTATTCGAATTGAGAATCCATTTAGTCCCTCATTCGATCAGTCGACCGTTATTGGTACCACGGATGAATTCGGTCAGCGTACAGGTCTTCAAGCTCTACTGACGGTCAAATCAGTTTTGGGAATTACTCCAAAAATTATTTGTGTACCGGATGTTGAAACGGTTGATGTTGCCAATGCCATCGGTGCGATTTGTAAGAAGCTACGTGCCTATTCATACATCACACCACGCGATGCTGAAGGCATGATTATGAAATCGGCTGAAGCTGTGGCGAATTTTCGTCAAATGCTGGCATTTCGTGAAATTGAACTCATCTGGCCAGAATTCACAAGCGGTAATGTGTTCCTCGGCAGCGGTGATTCCGATCTGGAGTTTAATGAAATTGCACTTAAAATAACTGCAGCAGATCGCTCTTCCGTTTCACTGACTTATGACCTGTATCGTAATGGTGAAAAAATAGAGTTCAATCAAACTGTCGGTGATTTAGAACCTGACAGTACCTCCGGTTCATTTATCAAATGCATAGAAACTATTTTTCAAGCCTATCCTGATATTTCAATAGATCAGGGCGGTGGTGGCATTGCACATTTTGGTACTCGCAATGGATACCGCATTTCAGGCAATAAAGGTGATTTAGAAAAAGATTCTATCCGTCTGGTATTCAAACAAAATCCATCTCAAGAAGATGACCTCTTTCCACTGCTTAGAGATCGTTATAGCGGACAACCTTTTAATAGTCCGATTGAACTGATTACTTTAGGCAAAACCATGTATGAAGGAGTCTAATCCTCATGACTTTAAAATATGGAACAGGCATTTTTACTGCTGCCGTCGCTGCTGCAGCATTACGTGCTGAAACGGATCAAAAAGTCGGATTTCATAAATCTCTCTCCAATATTCCCGTGACGGGTCCAACAGGAATCAGCCAGCCGATTACCTGGGATCTGGAAGATCCTGACACTGATACCGGTTATTTAAATAGCCAGGACATCACCACCATGATCCAGCATATGGGTTTCCGTTTTTGGGGCAATCGCAACTGTTCAGATGACATTCGCTTTTCCTTTGAAGTGGCGACACGTACAGCCCAGTTCTTATTAGACACCATTATTAATGGCTGTTTTCCTTTCGTGGACCAACCGCTGACCCCTTTTCTGGCCAAAGATATTATTGACTCGATTAATGCCAAGTTGCGTGAACATGTCGATGCCAAGCATTTGATAGGTGCATCGGTCTGGTACGACGAAGCTGAAAATTCAGTCGAGCAGTTATCGCAAGGTGTGATGTGGATTGACTACGACTATACCCCTATCCCTACGCTTGAAAACCTGGGATTAAACCAACGTATTAGCGACCGTTATTTAGTTGACTTTGCTCAAATGATTAATGGCACAAATACCACTGAAGGAATCTAAGCCATGCTTCCACGTACGCTCAAAAACTTTAATGTATTTGTGAATACCCACTCATGGGCAGGTGTCGCTGAAAGCGTCACCATTCCCAAAATCACCAAGAAGACTGAAGACTATCGTGGCGCAGGCATGATTGGTGATATTGCCTTGTCAATGGGCTATGAAAAGCTTGAAGGCGAAGTTGTCTATGCTGGTTTTGATGTCAAACAGTACCGTCAGCTCGGTGTCTGTGGTACTTCAGATTTACCTGTTCGTTTTGTCGGTGTCTATGAACGTCAAGACAATTGCACCACCCAAACTGTGGAAATCTATACCCGTGGCCAAGCCATCGAACTTGATCCGGGTGATTCCAAAAATGGCGAAAAGACAGAAATCAAAATGTCTTACAACTTTACTTACTACCGCATGGAAGTAGATGGGGTAGTCGAAGTTGAACTGGATTTCGTCAATGGTACCGAGCGTTTTGGCTCAACTAATATCGCTCAAGAAATTAAAAAATTACTTGGTCTGTAAAGACCAGGTTATTCCCCCTATTCAATTTATTTGAGAAATCAATATGACCCCTGAAGCACAGCAACAAAACCAAGAAGCGATTCAAGATCCGAACATGATCACAGTCAATTTTGATGAAGGGTTTAAGCGTGGTGAACAAACCATTATTGAAATTGTGATCCGTAAACCGAAAACCCGTGCCCTTCGTGGTTTAACCCTGGTCAACGTATTACAGCTTGATGTGGATACGTTGGCAAAACTTGCCCCACGTATTACCACACCGACGATGTCGGAAAATGATGTTTATGACCTCAGCCCTTCTGACCTGACCAAACTCAGCAAGGAAGTGATTGGTTTTTTCGTGAAAACCGAGGAAGAAGACTTCCAGTAAGTACCGACGATGTCATCGCAGATCTGGCGGTGGTGTTTGGTTGGACACCGGCAGACTGTGATGATTATGAAATTGATGAATTAATGGATTGGCATGAACGTGCTCGAGCACGATGGGAAACAGATAGCAGATGAGTCAAATTAGCTTAAAAGCCATGTTGGAACTGGTGGACAAAGCCACTGCCCCACTCAAGGACATTATGGGTTCAAGTGAAAAGACCAGTGATGCTCTACGTGCCCAACGTGAAGAGTTAAAAAAACTGAGCAAATCGCAGTCGGATATTACGTCATTTCGACGTTTATCCACTGCCTTGAAGGGAACCCGAAAGGATCTTGAATCAGCGCAGCAGACGGTGGCCAGACTGGCCCAAGAGCATGCCAGTGTGCAAAAGCCTACCCGTTCGATGATCAAGGAATTTGAGAAAGCCAAACTGAGCGTTAAATCGTTAAAACAAGCTGAACAGGATCAACTGCGTCAATTACAAATGCTGCGTAACGGATTAAATCAGGCCGGAATCAGTACCAAATCCCTAGGTAGAGATGAGCGTGAATTAAAGTCGCGTATTGATGCATCAAGCCAAGCCCTACAACGAAAAAAGCAGCAACTGGATAAACAGGTTGCAAGCCAGAAACGTATGAATGATCTGGTCAAACAGCATAAAAGTACCCAAGAAATGATGGGCAAAGTTTCAGATACCGGAGTTAGAGCCGGTGCAGGTGCTGCGGTGGGTGCAGGTGCTTTGGCAGTACCCATTAAAGCTTATGCTGATGCTGAAGACGCGGCCACCACCCTTAAAGTCTCCATGATGCAATCGAATGGCCAAGTGGCCAAAGAATTTAATGACATCAATCAACTGGCCAATCAACTCGGCACCAAACTCCCGGGTACGACGGCCGACTTCCAACTGATGATGGCTAAACTGGTTCAGCAAGGCATCAGCTATAAAGCCATTCTAGGCGGTGTTGGCCAAGCATCCGGTTATCTTGCGGTGCAGTTAAAAATGCCTTTTGAAGAAGCAGCCGAATTTGCAGCCAAAATGCAGGATGCGACCAAGACCTCTGAAAAAGATATGTTGAGCCTGATGGATACGATTCAACGGTCGTACTATTTGGGCGTTGACTCCACCAATATGCTGCAAGGCTTTTCTAAATTATCTGCCGGGATGAAAACCATTAAAGCCGAAGGTTTAAAAGGTGCCCAAGCTATGGCTCCCCTTTTAGTCATGGCAGACCAGGCTGCAATGGCAGGTGAATCTGCAGGTAATGCCTACAGCAAAATTTTCTCATCGATGATGGACAGCAAAGGGATTCAATCCGCCTTAAAAGGCTCAAAACTGTCGATGAACTTTACCGACGGCAAAGGTGAGTTCGGTGGTCTGGACAAGATGTTTAAGCAGCTCAGTAAACTTAAAGGCTTATCGACAGAGGCCCGTTTGCCGATACTGTCCGATATGTTTGGTAATGATGCTGAAACCATTCAAGCCTTGAATCTTTTGATTGATAAAGGTCAAGCCGGTTATAACGAAACCCTGGCAAAAATGAATGCCCAGGCAGACCTGCAAAAACGTGTCAATGAGCAGCTCGGTACCTTAAAAAATCTTTGGGATGCCGCTTCAGGAACATTTACCAGTGCAATGACCAACTTTGGTGCTGCAATTGCACCAGAACTCAAACAGGTCGTGACAGGTCTGACCGATGTTTCAGAAAGCATAGGCAACTGGTCTAAAGCCAATCCTGAACTCTCCAATGCCATCATGAAAACCATTGCAGTAATTGTCATTTTATTAGGTGCATTCAGTGCAATCGCACTGGCACTGGTCACCTTACTCGGGCCGATGGCCTTGCTTCGTTTGACCTTTGGTGTTTTGGGGGTTAAAGGCTTCAGTCTAATTAATGTAATCCGACTGATTGGAGGGGCATTTTTATGGTTAGGTAAAGGGCTATTTATGGTCGGTCGTTTAATGATGACCAATCCTTTATTTCTGGCCATCGGTTTACTGGCGATTGCGGCTTATATGATTTACCGCAACTGGGGTCCAATCAAGCAATTCTTTATTTCACTCTGGGGCAGTATTTCTTCAGGGGCCTCAACTTTATGGCTCAACCTTAAATCATTTTTTAGTAGTGGTATTGCCAATATCAGCGCCACCATCCTGAACTGGTCACCAATCGGATTGTTTTATCGCGCATTTGCTGCAGTGATGAATTATTTTGGTATTCAACTCCCAAGCACTTTTACAGGCTTTGGCCAGATGTTGATGCAGGGGCTGGCCAACGGTATTAGTAATGGTATTGCTGGTGTGATTGGAAAAGCTAAGGCAGCAGCAGCACAGGTAACCAATACCGTTAAAGGTGCTTTTGGCATCCATTCCCCTAGCCGGGTTTTTGCTCAACTAGGTGCATACAACATGCAGGGTTTAGCCAACGGGATCTCAAATAATAGTCATCTGGCCAACACTGCAGTAACCACAGCCAGTAAGGACATGTTGGGCTATTTTGATCCTGGTGCAATTCAATTTGATTCTCGTCCACCGATTGCTTCAAACAATAACAATTCAATGACGGCTTCCATGCCTGTACAGCAAGTTTTCAACATTTATGCAGCACCCGGTATGGATGAAAAAGCCCTGGCACAAATGGTCGCGATTGAAGTTGCCAAAGCACAACGTCCGCAGGCATCTGGAAATGTTCGCAGCTACAGCGATTTAGATTAGGAGGACAAGCCATGTTGATGAGTTTAGGACAATTTATTTTTAATACCAGTTCTCTGGCATTTAAAGAAATCCAGCGGCAACGTTCGTGGAATTATGCAGACAATGCCGTGGCATTTGGCCGGGCCAAAAAACAGTTTATGGGTTCAGGTCAGGATAGTGTTTCTCTTCCTGGTCTCATCTATGAAGAATATGGTTTCGGTAGCCGTTTTGCCTTGGATGAACTGGCCAGTATGGCCGATACAGGACAAGGCTTTGTGCTGATGGATGGCTCTGGTTATTTATATGGGGTCTATGTGATTGACAATATCGACGAGACCAAATCATTTCTTGTCGATAACGGTGTACCTCGCAAAGTCGATTACACCCTTAAACTGTCCCGTGCCGATGATGATCGTATTGAAAATCAAGCTGCGCCTGAACGCATGGATGATTCGGTATGATTAAAACACCAGTTTGCATTATTACTGCCAATAACAAGCCATTAAACGCGCTGATTTCCAGTCGAATTATTAGTGTCACCGTGACAGATAACCGAGCCAATGAAGCAGATGAACTGAGTATTGTTTTAGATGATTTTGATGGTGCCCTGGAGTTACCTAAACGTGGAGTAAAACTGAATTGCAAGATGGGGTTTTTAGGTGAAAATATTCATGACAAAGGCGACTTTGTTGTCGATGAAACGGAATGGTCAGGTACACCCGACCTCATCACCGTGAAAGCCTCCAGTGCCAATTTTAAAAGCAAGATTAAGGAAGCAAAGTCAAAATCTTATCACCGTAAAAAGTTCGGTGATATAGCATCTGAAATTGCCAAGAATCATGAACTAACCTTGGTCATGGCCAACGATTTGAAAACCATAAATTTATCCCATGTGGATCAGACTAATGAGTCGGATCTGAATCTCTTACAACGACTGGCCAAACAGAATGGTGCTGAAATGGCGGTGAAAAAAGATTGCTTACTTATCTTTAAAGCCGGTTCTGCAAAAACGGCTTCGGGTAAAGATTTACCTTCTATTATTTTGACCAGAAATGAGGGTGATCAATTTCGTTATAGCGAACAAGATCGTGAGTCTGACCATACTGGCGTATCCGCCAGTTATCAGGACACAGGCAAAGCTAAACGTGAAAAAGCTGTCGCAGGTGAGAAAGGCAAAGTTAAGCATCTAAAGGGAACTTTTGCCAACAAAGAAGAAGCTGAACGTGCAAGCAAAGCTAAAATGGCTGAAATTAAAAGGCAGATGGCAAAATTTAGTATCACCACAGCTTATGGCATTCCTGAAATTAGTACAGAGTCTCCAATGAACCTACAGGGCTTTAAAGCTGAGGTAAATAAACTGAAATGGATCGTTGAAAAAGCTACTCATAATTATTCAAATAGTAATGGTCTAACCACTCAATTAGAACTTGAATCCAAAATATAAGTGATAGCTTTTCAACAAATTAACAGACTATAATGCCTGGTAAATAAAGTGCTTTATTGCTATCCTGGCAATGAATAATTAATTATAGTCTGTATATGTCTAATGTATTAAAATTTCTGGATTTATTTGCTGGTGCGGGGGGGCTTTCTGAAGGATTTATCCGTGCTGGCTTCGAACCAATTGCTCATGTTGAAGCCGATGCATCGGCGTGTTTTACTTTAAAAACACGTCAAGCTTTTCATTGGCTAAGAAAAAATGAATTAAGTCATATTTATACGGATTATCTAAATAATAAAATTAGTAGAGATCAACTATATAGTGCTGTACCAAGTGCAGAAATCAATTCCGTTATTAATAAATTTATTGATCAAGAAGCATTGCCTGAAATTTTTGAAAAGCTTGATGCTCTAATTGATAATCAAAAACTAGATCTAATAATTGGTGGTCCACCCTGCCAAGCATATTCTTTGATTGGACGTGCACGAAGCAACATGGTTAATGATGCTCGTAATCACCTTTATATTTTCTATGGTGAATTTCTAAAACGTTATTCTCCTAAATATTTTGTTTTTGAAAACGTACTTGGCCTACTTACAGCTAAAGATCCGAATGGCAATTTATATTTCGATAAGATGAAGGCCTTGTTTGTCGAAATTGGCTACACGATTGAATATAAAGTTCTATCTGCCAATGAATACGGTGTATTACAAAACCGTAAGAGAATTATTTTAGTCGGTAAAAAGGATCATTTATCTGATGACTCTTTCTATCCTGAGCCTGAAAAATGGAATCCTGAAGTCAATGTATGGGAACTGTTTGCTGACTTACCCAAAATTCAAGCTGGTAGCGGTACGCCTGCTCCTCAAAAATATGTTCACTATAAAAGTGAGTGGCTCGAAAAATCAGGTATTAAAGGAAAATTCCCTCTTACTTGGCATCAAGCTCGCCCTCATTCTGAGCAAGACTTAGAAATTTATCGTTTTGCTGTCAATTTATGGAACGGTGAAAAAAGGCGCTTACACTATAATGATTTACCTTCACGCTTAAAAAGCCATAAAGGTACACACTCATTTGTCGATCGTTTTAAAGTTGTTGCTGGTGACCTTCCTGCAACACATACAGTTGTTGCTCACATTTCTAAAGATGGACATCACTATATTCATCCTGACATTGAGCAAAACCGTTCCATTACTCCAAGAGAAGCAGCGCGAATTCAAACCTTCCCAGATGATTATTATTTTGAAAATGTTTCGGGGAAACCTGCACGTACAAGCGCATTTAAACAGATTGGAAATGCTGTACCCGTTTTACTTGCACAAAAAATTGCAGAACAATTATTAAGGAATTGGGAATGACTGAAAATTATATTACATCAGAAGACTTAGCATTTCGTCCCAGAGCAAGATTATTACAAATGCTAGGAGATCAATTAATTGGATCTCCTCGACTTGCTATTTTTGAATTAGTTAAAAATGCCTATGATGCTGATGCCGACACCGTCTTAATTACTCTTAACAATGTTAATACTGCCGATGCAGAGATCGTTGTTGAAGATAATGGAGATGGTATGTCAGTAGATATTATAAAGAATATATGGCTTGTTCCAGCCCATGACCATAAAGAAAAACAAAAGAAGGAAAAAAGAAGAACTAGGCTAAATCGATTACCACTTGGTGAAAAAGGGCTAGGACGCTTTGCCGTTCATAAATTAGGAAATGAAATTGAATTAGTTACACGTGCTAAAAATCATGATGAATGCCTTGTAAAAATAAATTGGTCTGAGCTAATTGATAAACCATTTCTTGAAGATACTCGTGTCGAAGTTATTACAAGATCACCTCAAGTATTTATTGGTGAAAACATGGGAACACAAATTACAGTTCGTGATTTAAGAGAACAAGAATGGACTAGAGGCGATGTTAGAAAACTATTACGCCAAATCACATCAATATCAACTCCATTCAATAACAAAAGAAATGATAAATTTGAAACATTATTAGAAGTGAAAGGCTATCCAGATTGGACTGAAGGTGTTCCTGATATTGAAATGTTAAAAGAACGTGCTCCTTGGCATATTACTTTTGACTTGAAAAACGGAGCACTTAACCTTAAGTATCATTTTAAGGGTGTACCTGGCATAAAAATTGAAGAAAGAATTAAAGAATTAGTAGACGAAAACCTCCCTCTAGCGGCATCGACAAGAAAACAAAAAGTAATTGCTAGCCCCGAAGATTTTAAAGGTATAGGCGATATATCAGGTGAATTTTACATATACGATAGGGAGAAAAAAATATTATCTAAGTTTGGAGAGCAACAACTAGTCGAAAACTTTCTAGATGAAAATGGGGGCATAAGGGTTTATAGAGATAATATACGAGTCTATAACTATGGTGAGCCTGGTGATGACTGGCTAGGTTTAGATTTACGCCGCGTAAATGTACCGGGAAAACATATAAGCCGAAATATTATTGTTGGTTCCTTGGACTTAAAAATTGAGGACAGTTATGATCTTATTGAAAAGACTAACCGAGAAGGTTTCGTCCAAAATGAAGCTTATTCAAAATTCCAAGACTTAATGCTGGGTGTTTTATCCATCGTTGAGACTGAGAGATTGATTGATAAAGAACGTTTAAGAGAAGCAACAGAAGATGCTAAAAATATTGAAGTTAAAAAAATAGAAAAGCCATTAGATGATCTAAGAAAAATTGCAAAAAAACATAATCTTACTGATGAATTAGAACCATTAATTCAAAAAACTGAAAAGAACTATAATGAAATGCGAGAGGTGATGCTTAATACTGGTTTCAATAATATGGGATTAGCAATCGTTTTTCATGAAGTAGAACATGGTGTACGTTCATTATATGCAACTATTGAACATTCTGATGATCTTTCTTTAATTAAGCAACATGCTCATGAATTAGTTAAAATTTTAGATAGCTTTTCTGACTTATTACGTAAAGGAGAGAACAAACCTGCCAGCTTAAAAAATCTAATTAGAAAAGCCCGTGATGTAGCAAAAATAAGATTTAGAAAACACAAAATACAGTTTGTATGCCCATTCCTAGAAGAAGATATATCTGATATTGAACAGACCTTTATTTTCAAAATTCTTATAGGCAGCTTAAATAATATCTTTGACAACGCCATTTACTGGTTACAAACCAGATGGCCAGAAGAAACTCTTGGTCAAAGAAAAATTTATGTAAATGTCACTAAAAACTTCTATGGAAAAACAGCAATTATAATTGCAGATAATGGTCCTGGCTTCCAAGATGAACAGGAACAACTAGTTAAACCATTCTTCACAAGAAGACCTAATGGAATGGGAATTGGTCTTTACTACATAAACTTGGCGATGGAAGTAAACAAAGGACGCTTAGTTATTTTAGATGACCAAGATGACGTTCCTGCTGAATTTGATGGCGCTGCACTTGCTTTAGTATTTGATTAATAATATTTCGGGGAATTCTTTATAATGTTAACACCACCAAGATTTGTAGTCTTAGATGACAAACCTGATCATTTAACTCCTATCATTGAAGCTTTTACAAGTATTGGTACATCTTGTATAGGTGTCCCTTACGATGATGAAAATAACAACCATTTAACTACTGATTATTATCGAGGTGTAAGAGGGCTTTTTATTGATTTAAACCTCAGTGGTGGTTCTCTTGGAAAAAATCAACACTATGGCGTAATTGTTAATATATTAGAGACTGTAATTACAAAAAATAATGGACCATTTGTACTAGTATTATGGACCGAAAACCCACAAGAACTCCCCGATTTAGAAACATATTTAGAAGAATCTATACAAGAAGGTTATGAGTATTGTAAACCCCTGTCCTTAAGTGCATTATCTAAAACCAAATACATAAATACCTCCAAAAACCATCCTGATTTTGGAAAAATTCTTCCTGGGAAAGAAACTGAATTTAAGCAAGTCATTAAAGAGTTTTTTACAGATACTCCTCAAATTGCAACACTTTTTGATTGGGAGTCAAAAGTATTAGAAGCTGTAAATCAAACTCTCATTGAGTTAATTACTTTGATACCTAAAGAGAAAAGAACATTTAATGATTATGCCGACGAAATTGATAAAGTTTTAAGTTGCATTACAGGAGCTACTCTAGGAAATGGACATGTTGAGAAAGATCCACGTCAAGCATTTAATGTAACAATTGCTCCAATATTGATTGATAAGATTTTAAATAATAAAAACACTTATGAAGATAATTTGATTTGGAAAGATGCGATCACTAAGGTTAATTCCGATGATTCCAAAATAAGAGACCCTAATTCTATTGGAAGATATAATAAAATGTTGCATTTAGCCGTCACAGATCATGAAAACATGACACCTTTAGATTGGGGTTCAGTGTTAACACCAATTTATTGGGGAAATGAAATGACTTGTGACTTATTTGGGATGACAACTTCTAAAATAAAGTCAGATGTTTTTGGTCTAAAAGAAAATTTTTCTAGCAGCTATGAACCAGTATTTGTTCGACTAGGTGCTGTTTGTGATTATGCTCAACAAAAGGAAGGCTTAATTCCTTATTACCTTGGATATAAAATCTCTCTAGATGACTATAAAAAAAATAATAGAAAAAATGATTTTGAATGGAAATCTCCGTTATTTTTCACTGATAATGACTCTTCCCCTTTCTATTTAATATTTAATTTAAAATATTTAATATCGCTACCGAAACATAAAACATTTATTTTTGAGGCCAAATACCGAATTAGGGAACAATTGTTAAATCAATTGATTATTAGAGCTAGTAATCATGCATCTAGACCTGGTATTACCGAACTTTTCCCACCTAAATGATAAAAAAACTGGGCTTTACGCCCAGTTTTTTGTGGAAATTTCAAACGTATTGCTTACTTTCTCTCAAAACTTCTAATGCCCTAATTCTTAAACTTGCTAAATCATTTGGATTTAGTTTGTTTTCAGAAATAAGCATCTCAAGTTGATAATCAATATCACCATCCAAATCAATGATTCTTGAAGTAATAAACATCATCTTGCCATCATCAGTTAAGTCAAACACTGTAGCTACAAATGAATATTTCTTATCAGGCTTTTCTTCACACATGTATATGTGATTATTACCTTCAAAATAATATCGAGTAAATAGTACTTGTCGACCTTTCCTGTTCGGTGAAATAAGAGGAAAATGACCATAACTGTAGCTATGTACTGCGTGAAAAATCATTCCGTGTTTTAGAATGTTTTGACCATTTTTTGCAGGATCATAACAAACTAGGTAACCATCACTGGAAATGTTCTGATTACCTATTTTTTCTAACAATTTTTTATAAGCCCTTTTGCTCAACAAAATTTTTAAAATACAGCGAAACACATCATTTAAGTCAGTTGGGTAACTAAAAACCCCACTAGGATTGTTGATAAACTTTTCCAATAGAAATTTTCGATTTCTCTTAAACTCCTCTAGGTAAAATTCTCGTTTAGCCGATATAGGAACTAAACTATCAGCAATCTTATCTATTAGAGAATCTCTAGTTAAACTTTGTGACTTGATTGATGAATTAATACGTTCAAGCAATAAATCATTTTCTGCATAGATATCCATGCCTTACTCCTAATCATTAAGAAATTTGAAGCATGCTAATCATATTTATGGCTATAAATATGAGTAAACTTGCTAGATAATTAAATTTTCAACAATTAAAAGAATGATTAACTCTGATCTATCCACGACTATACAAATAGCATCTTTAATTTTTTAAGCAAGAAAACTTTGTTAAATTTATATGGGAATTAAACCAATTGTATTTTTTTTAAACTCTTGGCTTAATTTTCTCAGTAAAAAAGCCCTCCACGGAGAGCCGTAAAATTCATATACAGTTTACCCGTCACCTTCAGACTTGGTCTTATCCTCAGTTGAAGTGTTATTTATTTTAGTAATTTTTGTCTTATCTACACTGGTACTAATAGTCTTTGCATTTTTTACTAACTCAGCACTTACCTTAATCAACTCAGTACCTGCTGTGAGTTGATCTTTCATTAAATCTCCAATTTTATCATTCTGACTTTGATCTACTTCTTTACCAAAATATTTAAGTGCTAATTCCTTGATTAAATAATCTTTATCTTCATCATTTAAGCGGTTTGTATGGATTGGAAATGCATCTAACTCTAAATGTGTCTGATACGCTTGGTCTTGTAGTTTTCTGAAATGTGCACCTTTTCGATTAAATACTGTACAAAGAGTTACAGATAGAGTAATTATCACAAGTTTTGACAATACATATTTCACATATTCAAAAATGGGGCTATTGTTATCTAAAACAGGAAAAAATAGTGATAATACAAATAAAACTATAGTTATTATTAATGTAATATAAAATGCTTTTTCATATTTTCTAGCCTTACCACCGAATCTTTTTTCTGCATTTTTATAAATCTTATCTGTTTCATTTAGTTCAATTGCAAGAAGAACACTATCCATCTTCCCAACTTTTTCTCTAATATCAGTCAATGATCTTTCTATCACAGGATCAATAACAGTATTCATCCGATTAACTGATAGATTAATCATGCTAATTTCTTTTGATATATCATTAATTTTTACAGTTGTATTTAGAATTTTATCCAACAATGTAAATGTATTATTTGAACTTTTATTTAATTGTATATCTATTAATTCCTTAATTATCTCTTCAAGCTTATTCATTATTGTATAAGAATAATATCTATCTTCAAAAATAAAATCATTATTTTCTAATTCCTCTTTAAATTTTGGAATTCTACTATCACAATAAGATTTTAATACCTTGTACTTACCATTATGTAATAAATTAGGTGCATCAGATTCATTAGAAATTATAACGTCTAGAAAATTCCTAATATTATCTTCAATACCAAAAATTAATCCTTGAATCTTATTTTTAACAGTGTTTTTCTGTGGCTCAACCATATCTATTCACTTCTTTACTCTGCCCCCATGCATCGACTCAACATGAACCGATCCATTAGCTCACAATGAGCCAAAGCATTGTATCAAAAAGACCTTTTCTTCTATATAAATAGAATAAAGAATAGAGTTATAAAAGAATGATAAAAAATAAAAACAGTTGACTTAAAAAAAAATTAAATTATATTGTCCATATCACAGCAAAATCTGTGATCAGGCGTGAGAACCTGTTTATTATCAAAGAGCGCAAAATCAAAGTCGCTTATGCGGCATTTTTTTTGCCCACTGTTTAGCAGTCGTTATGGCAGGCTAGGCAGGGCAGCTTCGTGCTGGCCGTTACTCTTTGAGCGGTATTCTCACCCCTGTCTGGTCTGCCACCATTACCGTGAGAAGTGATGTTGGTAGGTTTAAAACTTATCAAAGAGAAAACGACTATGAACACTCACAACAAAAGTGTGCATCAAGCACCTGTATGTCTGGACACCCTCTGTCTACAACGCTTACAAGCATCTAACTTTGCTCGCCCCCAAATTCGTAAACAAATTTTAAATTTTATTCGCCTACGTTTTACACGTTAAGGGGAATCGCATGTCTAAAATTTATATTAATACTGAACTTGGTACAGAAAAACGCTGTACCCGTTGTGGTGACTACTACCCTCTCGACACAGATTTTTTCTACAGAAATGGTACTTGGCGCGGCAGAACTCAATGGACTTCACATTGCAAAGCCTGTTTTACTGAAACCTACCGAGGAGATAAATAATGAAAAATATTCTTCTCACAAACCAAGAATATCCCCTCATTGCATCGCCCCAACTTGCTAAAGAGTTGGGAACGGCAGCAGCAACCTTCCTGCAAAAATTGCATTTTTTATTAAGTGAAAATAGAAAATTTAAACAGAAGAAAAATCTAACCACGTACCTAAACCGTAAATGGTGGTTTCATACATTTGAAGAATGGCAAACTACCCTTGGCATGTTCAGTGTTTCAACCATCAAACGTGCTGTGGCCAAGCTAAAAGAACTCGGCCTAATTGAAATCAATAAGCTTTCAAAAATTAAATCTATCCGTGTGAATTACTACACCATTAACTATCAAAAGCTTAAAGATCTGTTTGGTATATCTACATCTCAAACTAAGCCATCACCTGTACCAAAGCCAAGTCCTGAAAACATTGTAGGTACGGATGCCCCAACTCAAGCAGAAGCAACAGTAGAAAATCTGGCAACCATACCAAGTGAACACCGTGCTTTGTACCGACAGCTTCGCCAGTACAAACTGGACGTTTCTTATGATGATCCGCGACTCCACTTTTGGGAGAAAAAATCGAGATCCGTGATTGCCTATACAGCTTCAGCATCAAACCGCTTAAATATAAATAAATGGCAATGGCACACACCAGAACAAATATTGCCTGAAGAACTTTTAAGGACTTAAAAAATGGGAATTGAAAAACACATTATTCGAGTTCAAGAACCACTCTCTAAAAAGCGTAAGTTCTTTATCAGCTCGAAGCATTTATACCGCTTGCTGCAAACAGATATTTCCTACAAAACTTTTGTAGAAACAAATATTGTCTGGTCAAGACTTCGTGAAAACATTGACTACCATTTCAATGAGCAGCATGACACATACAATCTTTCAATATGTGCAGTACAGGCAATTTTGATTTTAGAGAATACAGAGAAGAGTTGGCAATTTTTCAATGAACTGACTGACCTGATAAATAACGGTTTTAACCGTTCTTAGAGGAATAATATGGATACTCAAGCAAGATTATCGTTATTAGATCAGCACTTGGCTCTACTGATTGAATCGACTGAAAGCTGTGAATCACTAACCGGTGAATCTGTGGCAGCAACATTATTTATTATTCAGGAACAGGTACGTCAAATTCAAATGACTGTAAATAAAGAGTAATAAAAAAGCCCTCTTAGGAGGGCTTTCTACGCATGATCTATGGTATCAAATAAGAGGTTCTTTAAATAAATTTATTATTTTTCAATTTTTTAAAATGAATTTATAAATTTAGTCACTTGTTTTGCTCTTACTAAAACTCTCCGCAAAATTCTTTACCAAAGTCATCAAAGTTCCTCTCTGGTTTGGCTCTACTAAATCCCACAGTTTAAGCAGTTCCTTTGCATCATCCGAAAGTAAATCTGGCTGGGTACGCTCACCAGTAATTAGGTAATAAACGTCTACACCTGCTGCATACAAAGCTTCTAAATCATCCTGCCCCATTACACGTTCACCTTTCTCATAACGAAAGGCAGCCATAGTTTTTTTACCAAATAAAGCAGCAAAGTCCTTCTGCGACAGGTCTAAACGTAATCGTTCCTGACGAAGGCGTTCGCCTCTTTGATCGTTATTCTCATTTACCATTTGGGATAAATCCATATATTAATTATCCCATTTGGGATAATATTGCTTTGCTTATTTACCATTTTAACAAAATTCTTTATTCACCACAGTTCAAAACTGTGACTTCCAAAGGAAACGCACAATGGCTACTCAAGAACCTCAAAAAGAACTTCAAATCAGCTTTCGTACAACACCAGAAAATCGACGCTTAGCACGTATTGAAGCAGCTAAAAATAATATGACCCTCAATGAATGGATCAAAAATCTTGTTGAATCAAAGCTGAATCAAACGTCTTCTCAAAACTCAGAATCATCATAAGGTACGGTCTTTCGGCTATTCCCTGAAAACCAATACAGATTTTTTAAATATTTGAAAATTTTTGTAAATGAGAAAGAACGATTAAGTAAGTGTCGTCGGGAGCAACAATTACTTGATTGAATATCTAGAGGTACTCCATGAGTAAATCAATTGGTTTTTATTGCCCCCACTGTGGCACACGTATGCATGTATCTAGTCGTAAAAAACCCTCTCCTTTGCTACATGAACTGATTGTGTCTTGTCGTAATGACCAATGCCTAGCAAGTTTCGCAGCAAGTCTGGAAATGGTGAGACCGGTACAAAATAGTATTAATCCAAATCCAGAAGTTCAGACAGGATTGCCACAGCATAAACGTCAGTGGGAAAACGAACTCGAACATCAACTAGCAAGTTTGGAAATACAAACCGAAATTGATGAACATCAAAAGAATTATGTTGAAGGCTTTATTTCTGCCCTATTCCATTCATCAACGATTGATTTGACTAGAGCATCTACATACCGCCATCGGCTTCAACAAATTAAACTTTTATAGGTTTTTTAAATGGATCTTCAACGTCGTATTGATGACAGACTGAATCAACTTTTTAACTTTAAGAAAGTCGGGGAATGGTATCGTCAAGGGCGCTGCCCGAGTTGTAATGAAAAAGAACTCTATACTCATGCAGAAACACTACGCATGGTGAAATGTGGTCGGATCAATAAGTGTGGTTATGAAGAACATGTCAAAGATATCTGTGAAGATTTATTTAAAGATTGGTCTGAATACCATCCTAAAACACCCGAAAACCCAAATGCAGCAGCAGATGCCTATTTAAAAGAAGGTCGTGGTTTTGATCTTAAAAACTTAAAAGGCCGCTATAGCCAAGAACTTTATCAGTCCCCAAAAAATAAAAGCCTCGTCAGTGCCACAGTTCGCTTTAAATTGGCTGAAGGAATTTATTGGGAACGTATCATCGATAGACCTGACCGGTTTGGTCGTCAGAAAGCCAATTTTATCGGCAAATGGACAGGCTTAGCTTGGTCTATGCATGAATTAGATGAACTCTGCCATGCAGGTAGTATTTGGATCACTGAAGGCATATTCAACAGTATTGCACTTTCACAGTCTGCAATTATCAGCATCAGCAACATGAACAGTGGTAATTATCCAACCCAAATACTTGATGCCATTAAAAAACGCTGCCATGAACTCAATAAAGATAAGCCTCGATTAGTTTGGGCATTAGACAATGATCAAGCAGGTAAGAAGTTTTTATCAAAGCATCATAAACATGCCACAGATGAGGGATGGATCTCCACCGCTGCTCTGCCTCCAGTACCTATAAATGGCAAATCCCTAGACTGGAACGACCTTTTCCAACGTGAGCAACTCACCGAAAAGGATCGAGAGAAGTATCTTCATTTCGGCAAACTACAAATTGTAGATACGCCTGAAGAAGCAGGTCTACTCATCTACAATTTTTATGGAAGTAATCTTAGTAAATTCTTTTTTAATCATAAATTTCGCACCTACTGGTGGGAGTTGGATTATGAGAAATTCAACAAAGCTGTCCAGTATGTTGAGGAATCACAACAAAATCAGATGTTATCCGAAGAAGAAATCCGTATCCAGGCATTAAAGACCTGTTCTTCAGCTAAAGAAATCTGCAATGCACAACTTGAACCCTTATATTTCCAACGCAATGAAATTACAGATGAGTCCTGGTATTACTTTCACTTACAAAGCCCTTGGGGTGAAACCAAAACTACATTTACAGCAGAACACATGGCATCACGCAGTAAATTTAAACCACGTGTCATGTCAGTACTTTCAGGTGCCATGTGGACAGGTAGCGATCAACAACTTGAAACCTTTATTAAACGTAAAACTGAAAAACTACGTGAAGTAAAAACAATCGATTTCATTGGTTATAGCAAAGATTATCAAGCTTATATCTTTGATCAATATGCTGTGCATAACGGACAAGTTATCCACAAAAATGAACATGATTTCTTTAGAACAGGAAAAAAGGAATTGAAAAGTCTCGCTAATTCTCCTGTTATCACCCTTAATCCTAAAAAGGAATTTTCACCTACATGGTGGAAAGACTTTTACACCTTGAATGGTGCCAATGGCTTAATCATATTAGCGTGGTGGACAGGAACTTATTTTGCTGAACAAATCCGTGCATTAAATTCTTCTTATCCTTTCTTCGAATTTGTGGGCCAAGCAGGTGCAGGTAAATCGACCTTACTGGAATTATTGTGGAAGTTCAGTGGTCGTGAAGCATATGAAGGTTTTGACCCAAACAAATCAACCAGCGTAGCAATTTATCGAAACTTCGCTCAAGCATCCAATATGCCTATCGTCCTCATTGAAGGCGATCGTAACGATCAAAATGGGGGTACTCAAAAAGCAAAGTTCAGTTGGGATGAGCTTAAAGATGCATTCAATGGTCGGGCTATTCGTTCTAAAGGTTTAAAAACTGCAGGCAACGAAACCTATGAGCCACCATTCCGGGGTGCGATCATGATTAGCCAAAACACCCCTATCCAAGCCTCTGAAGCGATTCTATCGCGTACATTACATATTACAGTGACGACCAAAGGCCATAATTTAGATAAAAAAAGAATTGCTGACCGGCTGTCTCGTATAGAGCTTGAAGAAGCATGTACCTATATGACGCATTGCCTCAAAAATGAAGCAAAAATTCTGAAAACTTATTCAGACAATATTCAAGGTCTTGAAGAAGAATTTCATCAAAAAGGGATTACTCATACTCGTATTGCCCTTTGTCATGCACAAGTGTCGGCAATGATTGATGCACTTTCAGAACACGTTTTAAAAGGTGTGATAGATCTCGATGAAATCTGTGATGCTAAACGTATTCTAGAAACGATGGCACGTGAACGTATAGAGCAGCTTGGCAGTGATCATCCTCTGGTACAGCAATTCTGGGATGCGTTTGAATATATGAATGTCAGTCGTAGTGCTTCATTCAGTTTGAATCATCATGACCAGGATGCACAGAGTATCGCAATCAATCTAAATGAAGTCTACAAAGTTGCTGCTCGGAACTATCAATCTTTACCAGATATCAATGAAATGCGAACCCTGCTTCGCTCAAGTCGTCGCTATAAATTTATTGATATGAATAAACCTGTGAAGTCTAAAAACTTCCCAGCAGATGACGTCAAGAATGCCACTTCAGATATGCGCGAGCGTGTCGTTAAATGTTGGCTTTTCACCAATCCATACTTCAATCAACAATCCACAAAAAAACCCAAATAAGTTTTAAGCGCACATATAGAAGTGACAGCTTCTATATGTGCTACATCACTAAGTCAGGAGACGAAACAATGCGAAATGATTCTAACGTAGAACTACAACGGCCGACGACTAAATTTAGAGGAGCTAAACTTAATGCCTGAGTTCATCGTAACAATTGAAGCTGACTCTGCCCCTCAAGTTGTTCTTGGTCAAATTCTTCTTGGCGGTACTGTGACGGCTCTTAAACTTGAAAAGCGTAAATTGGTATCAGTTTCCGAGCTTGTTAAGAAATACGGGCTTTCTGATGAGACAATCAGAACCAAATGTATCTCGATTAACCAAGGGAGCAATGGCAAGCATATGTATGATCCTGATGCTGCTGATGCCCTTCTCAAAAATTCTAAATTTCGACGTGGACCAAGGCGAAAAAATTAAAAAATGCCCGCAATATGCGGGCTTATTTTTATCCATTAAAAGCTGCAACTAAATCATCTGCATTCGGGTTGTAATAAGTATTCACCAGAACATCAATTTTTTTATGGCCAGTAATTTTAGCTAGGACTTCAACTGGTAATTTCCTAACTCGAACCATTCTTGTAATAGCTTCATGTCTTGTATCGTGAAAATGTAGGTTATTCAGACCCACAGCATTTTTTCTTTTTTCCCACATCAAACGAAAAGCATTTTCTGACTGCGGTATGATTTTGCGACCAGCGTGCTTAATCAGTTTTAACAATTCTTTCGCTTCTTCAGAAAGCGGAACGATCCGTGGATCTCCATTTTTGGTTTTGGGTAAATGAACGTACCCATCAAAAATATCTTGTTTTTGCATTGCAAGAATTTCACCACGTCTCATTGCGGTTTCAATAGCAAAGAGAAATCCCCAAGCAACATAGTGTTGTGGCAAAATAGGTTCCTTACCTATTTCATAATTTAATGTTTTTAATATAAGTTCAATTTCAGGTTCATGAATACGACGCGAACGTGCTTTAGGTTTTTTGGGTTTTGTCATTTGCATCCAAGGATTTTCATTTAAAATAAAAAGTTCCTTTTGTGCATAAGTAAATATTGCACTGTAATGTGAAATTTCTTTAAGTACCGTGTTTTCTCCAACTTCTTGTAATCTTTTATTTCTCCAATTCGTCAAATCTTTTGGACTAATGTCATAAATGGATTTCTGTGCCAATGCCCCAAATTTATTTTCAAAATTATTGTATTGGCCTTTGATCCAAGCGCGTGATGACTTTGAATCCTTCCATTGACCAACATTTTGGTAATATTGATTATTCAAATCTCTAAACGTAAATTTAGGTTTAATCTCACCATTTTCAATTTTAGTTTGTGATCTTAATTCTAATAATTTAAGTGCTGCCCACTGTTCACATTCTTTTGCAGTGTCACGAGTGCAGTAATATCTTTTACTTTGATATGAGACAGTAATTGTAAAAGTCTCGCCTCTTTTCCTGGGAGTTGGTATTTTCATTTTGTCGCAAACTTGTCGCAGATGGCTTAGAAATACTGCCATTTTTCACCAGTTTAGCCAAGTCTGACACTAGGTAAAATGCGACAAATAAGCAAAAAAAGACCTATAAGCATTTGATTAGCCTATAAGTCTTTGATTTATATCTGGTAGGTATAAGCAGACTCGAACTGCTGACCTCTACGATGTCAACGTAGCGCTCTAACCAACTGAGCTATACACC